GGGTGAGGGGGGACACGCGCCGAGTTCAATCCCCTTCACCCTTTCCGCCAAACGACTTGGCTTGCGCCAAGTCGAGGCGGAAAGCCTCTTCCCCGGCGGGGAGAGGGTGACGTAATGCGATAGCGACCACATCACATGCGGATCTCCACGATAGGTATGCGCGGGATCGAGCCCGCCTCGAACTGCACGAGGTTGATCTCGAGTTGATCGGTATCGAAGCGCACCGGCACATCGAACTCGAAGCCTGCCGTCACCACCGTGCCCGCGGCAGGTATATGCTCGGCGACGAAGGTGACGACGCCGGTCGTCGCATTTGTGGCGTAGCGGTCTGGAACCTGCGCGATGCCGTCAACGGCGATAAGCACCGTGCCTTCAACCGGCAGGGTGATGGTCCGCGCCCAAGGCGCAAAGGACGAGCCGTAGATCTTTTTGAGTTGGAAAGCGGCAGTAACGCCGTCGCCCACGCCGATCTTCTGATCGAGCGCTGACGGCGCAGCACCCGGCGCGCAGGACTTATAGTCAGACCAATCCTTCCAACGGAAACCGTACAGCCTCCCGCGCCGCTCCTCGAAAAAAGCGATCACTTCGTGGAGGTTATCGACGCTCTTGATGCCGTAGCCCGCATTGTAGCTTCGCTTCGAGTCTGCCCAGCGGCTGTTGCGTTCCTCTGCGCCCGAGCCGAGCACGACGATCTCGGTCCGCCGCTCAGGCCCGCCGGTAGCGCCGAGCGAGATGCCGGCGGGAAAGCGCACTGCGTGAAATGCCATTGCCTACAAATTCCGTGCGCCGCGACTGACGACGCGGTTGAGCATCGCCGCGATCTGTCCTTCCGAGCGGCGAAAGCTTTGTGCGTCTTGCGCGGTGACGTTGAAGGTGACGTTGAGGGTCTGTGCCCCGTCTTCGGCCCTTACCCCGAGCCGCCCGTCGCGTCCACGCGCGAGCGGCAGGATCGCCTCAGGTCCCGCCTCGCCGGCCAATCCCATGCGGCGTACGCCGAGCGGAAAGGTGATGGGCGATGCGATCACCCCGCCGCTTGCGAAGGGCAGGATCGATCTCAGTCCGCCGCTCACGAGCTGCGCGAGCCCACCGCCCAAGGTTTCCGTCAGCGGCCGAAGTGCGGCTTCGAACGCGTGGCTCGACAACGAAAAGGCGAGTTGCCGTAGCACGCCGGCCAGCGAGCGCCCCTTGAGCGCAGCATCCTCAAAGGCGCGGGTGAGGTCGCCTGCGAAGCTCCCGCTTAAGCGGCTCGCCTCGCTGAGCGCGCTGCGCAAGGGAGCGATGTCGGCGCCGACGACGACGAACAACCCGTCATTTGCTTCCATGACTAGTCTCCTTCGTCATGCCCGGCCTTGAGCCAGGCATCCAAGGGCCAACGGATTCGGAGCGAGCGGTCCTGGATTGCCGGGTCAAGCCCGGCAATGACGTGTTTAGTGGTCAGGATACAAATTCATCAGCGCCGTGAGGTCGGCACGCGATAGCGGCGTCACCGCACGCGAAACACCGAACGCACCCTTCAGCGCGGCTTCGAGCTCGCGCGGCGTCATCGCCCAGAAGACCGGCGGCGGTAGCCGCAACGTGCCGAGCCCCGCCTCCATCGCCTCCTGCCAAGGGAACGGTTCGGCGCGCTTTTCCTTAGGGACTCCACTCAATCTGCCGTCAATCCTTCCCCTAAAGGGCCGCTCCCCTCCCGGTCGCGTGCAGCGGTGAAGGTGGCGGCAAGAAGTCGCGCCACGATGTCGACGAAGTCCGCTGCACCGCCTTCGGCGCGCATCGCGGCAACCGCCTCGTCGCCAATCTCATAGCCAGCGCCGCGTAAGCCCGCGCCGATCATTCTGATCGCATCGCGCGCGGCGATGCGCCCCGCCTCGAAGCGCTCGGCGACGGCGAGCATGTCGTCCTCGCCGAAAGCGTGCTCGAGCTCGGCAAGCGCGCCGAGCGTGAGGCAGAGCCGGTAGCTCTTGCCGTCGAGCACCGCCTCGATCTCGCCCCTGTACCGATTGATCATTTGTTTTCCCCTGTGATCAACCCTCATGCTGAGGAGACGCGTCAGCGCCGTCACGAAGCAAGGCCTCATCCTTCGAGACGCTCGCTTCGCTCGCCCTCAGGATGAGGACCTACGCTGCCGCCGCGAAGGAGAGCGCGCCGGCTGATTCAAGACTCAAGTCGAACGTCACCTCGCCATCATGCTGGCCGCCATATTCGAGCGTGGCGATCTGGAACGGGCCTTCGACCGTCCCGAGGCCTGGCACGATCACACGCCAGGCACGCATCGTGCCGTTGAAGAAATATTGGCGGAGCGTTTCGTCGGAGGCCGCGTCCTTGAAGATGCCGCTGCCAGAGATGCGCGCGGTCTTGAGCCCCGCGCCTTCGAGCAGCTCGCGCCAGCGCCCCGCCGATTCCTGATCGGTGATGTCGACCGAGGCCGCGTTGAAGGAAAGCGTGCGCGCACGCAAGCCCGCCACCGTTGTGAAGCTCCCCGCCCCGTCACTGTCGACCTTGAGAAGCAGGTCCTTACCCTTCTGCGCCGTCATGTCTGTTCCTCATCTTGGATTGCGCGCAACAAAAAGGGCGGCTTGAAAACCGCCCTTCACTGAACTCGTCATCACCGGGCCGCAGCGCCCCAGCGAGAAGCGCTGGCCGGCGCTGCGCGACCCGGTGATCCAGGGTAAACAGGAGCCGTGCAAGCCGCCCCCTGGATTGCCCGGTCAAGCCGGGCAATGACGCATAAGTGTTTGAAGCTGTCCCCTAAGCCGCTGCGGCCTGGGCCGGCTCGGTCACGGCCCGGTAGCGCACGATGCCGTGGAAGGTGTCGCCGTCCGGGTCGAGCCGCGCCTCGGAGAATTCGTGGCGGAGGTTGACGAGGTGATGGTCGGGAAGCGCGAGCGGCTGGTCGTGGAGCACAGCTTTGATCGCCTCGATGATCTCGTGCACCTGCTTTTTCCCGCCCGAACGCGACCAGACATGCAGCGTGAGGCTATGCTCGGCGCCATCCTCGGTGCCCGTGCTCCAATCGTGGAGCAAGCTCTGCCCGAGCGTGATGAAGGGATAGGGCGCCGCTTGCGGCGCGTGGTCGTAGACGCGGACGCCACCGAGAAGCGTCGTAAGGTCTAACGAGCCGGCGAGCGCCTGATAGATGCCGCGCTGAAGGGCCCAACTCGCAACTGCCGCCATGGCGGGTCTCCGCTAACCGTTGTTAACCAAGATATGGGGTGCCGCCTCGCGCCCTGCCAAGGCACAGCCCATCACCAAAATGCGATCAAACTTCGCCTCGGCGCGACTTAAAAGCCGCGTGGATTATGTTTCGGAGCTTATGCTTAATACCCGGTGAACGAGCGCGGAATGCCGGCCAAAGCCAAGGCGTGGCGGGACGCCGCACCGTGCCGAACTCAAGGAAGCGCCCGGCCCTATGCGCCGTGCCGATCGCATAGGCGGTCTTCGTCTCGCGGCTTTGATCGATGATCTCGACAGTTGCTCCGAGCTCGCCTGGCGCCGCCCTTCGCGCCTCATCGCCGATGGCTTCGGCCTCTTGCCGCAACGTCGTCTTGACGCCTTCCATCTGAGAAGCGGCGGCGAGCCGCGCGTTCAATGTTGTAAGTCCTTTCACCTGGACAACACTCATAACTCCCGCTCCTCGCACAAGCATTTGAGCCAGCGCTTGCGCTCCTCAACATCGATTACCGTGAGAATGTGGAACAGCCGCGCGCCCTTGCGGAAGCGCATGGCGGGTTGAACTCCAGCCCGATAGCGCAACGTCACTTCGTGGGTCACCCGGCCTGCGAGCCGGTCAGCCTCGAAATTCTCGCCGCCGCCGATGGGGCGAAGGTCGGCGGAAAGCTCCGCCACCGCAACCCAAGTCTCGACGAAGCCGCCGCCTTCGTCCGCCACGCGCTGAAGCTCTTCCAACGTCAGGCGATGGCGCAAATCGCTCGGCAGAAACTCGGTCACAGCCTCACCCTGCGATAGGGGAGCAAGAGGCCGGCGACAGTCGAAGGCACCTCTTGCGCGCCCAGGCCGAGCACGACGGGCTCGCGCCGCTCGAACCAATGGGCGACGAGAAGCGTCAGCGCATGGCGAATTGGCGCTGGTACGTCGGAGGCCGCATCGCCATAACCCGCTGTGAAAGCGATCTCGAAAGCATTAAGAGCGCGCGCCACGACCGGGGGTGTCGCGCCGTTGAGAACGAGTCGTGCCGGCTGCGACAGGACATCGACAGCATAGTCAGCTGCAACGAGTTCCGTCGACCCGCCACTCGCATCATGCAGCGTGACGGCGCTCACGGACTGAACCGGCGTAATCGGCAATGTGACGCAAGAGCTGCGCGGCCAGAAGTCCAGAAAGTAGGACCAGCCTTGCGTGATGAGCGCCAAACCTAGCGTCCGCTCGATGAATATCCTCGCCGCTGCGATCAGAGAGCCGAGAAGCGCATCCTCGTCGTTAGCATCGATCCGAAGATGTACCTTGGCCTCTGCCAGGCTGACCGGCTCAGCAGCTGGCGCCGCCGTCAACACTAAAGCCATCGCTCAATTTCCCAGACGTATTGGATTCGGAACGATCACCCCACCCGGCTCGGCCTTGGCCGAGCCACCCTTCCCGTCAAGGGGAGGGATAGAACCATGACACTCGCCCGAGCTCCCCTACCTCCCCCTGGCGGGGAGGTCGGCGCGCTTGCGCGCCGGGTGGGGGGTCAGACAAGAGCGAATGCTTCGACCGCTGCCATAAGAGAAAGTGGCGGCCGCGCGCGGGGGAGGGGCGCGATCGCGGCCGCCGGCCCGGCCAGGCTTTCATCTTCAGACTGTCACAAAATTCCCTCGTCATGCCCGGCCGAAGTGCCGGGCATCCACGAATTTCAGCCGTGCAGCAGACATAAATCGTGGATGGCCGGGACAAGCCCGGCCATGACGGGAAGTGATAATGGTGAGGGACAGACTACGCCGTGCCGAACTTCAGAAGCTTGATCGCGTCGAAGTCCTGCACTCC